CGGTCAAGCCCTCATTGGTACGTGTGATCTATTGGGATACCGAGGTGTGTCGTGATGAGAAGTACGAGACACATGAACTCGATACGTTGGTCAAGTCAACCAAGCCGAGAGGTGGCGGTGGTACTGATGTTGAGTGTGTGCCAGAGTACATGGCCAAGCATGGCATCAAACCACAAGCCACTATCGTGTTAACAGATGGCTACCTGTATGGTGGATGGGGTCAGTGGACATGCCCTGTACTGTGGACAGTCTTAGATAATAAGACCGCGAAACCAAGCGTGGGTAAAGTAGTCCACGTCAAATCAAACAATATGTAAGGAGGAGAAGATGCCTAAGTATAAAGTAACATTTACCTACGAAGAAGAAGTAGAAGCTACTGATCGTTGGGAAGCACTAATAACAGTAGGCTCAGATAGTAGAATACTTGAACACCTTGGATCAGATGCAGTGGTGGAAGAGATAAAAGTAAAAGAACTATAAACAATTAGCCACTGGCTAGAGGAGAAAACAAAATGGTAACGAGACATTACAAAACAAATCTGGATACGTTTCACAGAGTGGAGGAAATGTACAACACAACGAAACGCCTAGTGAGTAAGCAACACCCACTGAGTCATGACATAAGACCACTCGGCCCGCGCAACCGTAAGTGGGAACGTGTAAAGAAGTTCTCATATAATTGCTATGGTCTTATGGACGGCGGTAGTTACGATGGTTTGGGTGAGCATACACGACATTGGTATGACAGACGCACCTTAAAACCTTCGGACATCAAACAAGAACAGGAGTTCGCACCGATACTCTGGACATACGATGGAACGAGAGAGCGGATACGCATACGCAACGAGATAGGTGATTACACACATACAATACGTAACACCATGATTGAGAACGCGTTGCCAAGTAACATGCAGTTCTACTGTCACAATGGTAGACAGTACGTTGGTATAGAGCATGGCGATGGTAAGAACTACAATGATTACTACCTACCCAAGGGTGACTATCCACTTGAGTTCGAGCGAGAGGTAAACACGCATCTATGGCGTGTACGTGGTAACACGTATAAGTATGTGCATCCCAAGAAGCGTGTGGACAAGAAGCGTAAAGCAAAGATCAAACCATACAGTGATACGCTACTAAAGTATGTGGTGCATATGTACAATATCTTACCAAGCACCGACTATGATTACTTCAACAAGATGGAGAAAGAACTTATGGAACAGTGCGGCCATTCAAATGCATATACCTTCCATAACTATGATCTTTCTGATGTTATATGTGATCCAAAGTGGCACAGGCATGTAACAAGCTTGTTTCAATATGAGATGTGGCAGAACTTAAAGACCCATACATTTTGGAGTGAACGTGATTCTACCCAAAACAAGTTAGGAGATGATGTGGACTTACCGACGTTACGGGCGAAGTACAACAACTTCATAAACAAACACTGCCAACTCATATCTACAATAGAAGGGTCGGCTGAAATTATAACCAAGGAGGAAACAAATGTATAAAGCAAAACGCGTAAGTAAGATTGACGATAATCTAACAGGTGAGCAAAATGATGGGGTAAAGAACTTCATTCACCGACTGAGCAAAGAGATGCGTGGTATAGATTTTCATTACAGAAGCAAAAATTCATCGTGGGTATTTATGGAGGATCAACCCTACTGTATGGGGTGGATCGCCTTCGGTGACTACCGCGATACTGGTAAAGGTATTGAGAACTATGTCGTGTACTCTCATACTATACGGAATATGAAGTATAGTAGTGGTCACAGCGATCAACATTATATGGCGATGGCTTTACACTTAAAGAATGGTGTGAAGAACGCGAAGCGGTATCTCAAGAACTTTACTATGTTTGACATAGCCAATGAAACCTTGAGTAGTGTAAGGCAAAGGTTTTCCTCGGAACGCTTCAAGGTGCGTCAAGATGCAGATGACAAGAAGAATAAAATGTTCACAAGCACCGCTATGTATCGTGAGATGGAACACTTAGTTAATACTGACTATGCGTTCTTAGATCCCGCGTTCGGGCAACAAGTAAAGGACTACATAACATCTCAACAGGAGAAGAAGGTATCTGAAGCCAAGCACCTAAACCTACATCTTATAAAAGTATATGAGAAACTAGGTGAACAACACTTCGACGTGATGCAGATTAACGATGCGAATAAAGTGTATAAACTTAGACCTGATGAGTTTTCACCAGAACTTATGAAAACCTACAGCAACGTTACGCTTCCCCAGGCGCTGGCAGGTAAGCTATCTGTTGTAAACATCTTATCACAAGATCAATATGTTGAAGATGTAGGCTATGCGGTGGGAGATGGGATCTACTATGTCTCACTCTAGTATTCCTACTGACACGTTATACGTTGTAAGAGCACACCCTAATAAAGATCGCATCAAGCTACAATGTATTGGTATGAATTGTATTGACAGTACACTAAAAGATAGCTATGACCATTGGGATGCACTACCCGACTTTATCAAAGGTAAAGTATCTGTGCTAATGATGGTAGAGTATGACAGGGAGGTCAAGGGCGTTGGTATTAAAAGAAAGAATCGTGTTGGCGTTGAAAGTTATTACGTGTACGATGAACTCACTAAAGGTACTTGGGCTAACGCTTGGATAAGACGTTAGCCAGTGGCTAACACTAAACATAGGGGGATGTTCGCGTCTCCCTATGTGAAACCAGTTTTTTTGGAGGGCTGACATGGCGATGACACCAGAAGCAAAAGTTAAGAAGATTGTAGTTAAACATCTTAAAGCTATGGGAGCGTATTACTTTTACCCAGTTACAGGTGGTTATGGCGGTAGCGGTGTGCCTGACATAGTTGGATGCTTCGAGGGAAGGTTCTTTGGCTTCGAATGTAAAGCAGGTAAGAACACACCTACACCACTACAGGAAAAGAACTTAAGAGATATAGACGCACAGCGTGGAATCGCTATTGTTGTTAACGAAGACAACATGAATGAGGTGGAAGCCATACTCAGAGGGTATTGGTATAAGAAGACATTTAAATGGAATAGAGAATTACTAAGCGGTGAGAGGTAATGGCATATATAGGGGCTTTGTATTTTGTGCCCTTGATATCCGCCGCAACAAGAGCCGTCCTCCGAAGTTCTATTAACGGTGATCTTGTCGGGTAAGGCACGATAAGCTTAGTCCTCTCATCTGTAAGTGGGAGGCACATGAGGAGATGTTATGGAGTGTGAGTGGTGTCTTAGTGACACAGTAGAAAAGACAGGGGAATGGAGGCGCGTAGGGCGTAAGATTAGAAGCTATTACCATTGCCACAAATGCAACATGAGATGGAGTATTCAAAGCGGTATACAGAGAGGTCGTTCATTACCTGTAGCAGGATTTACAATGAACGGAGGTTACTATCCTTGGGATAAAGAGACATGGGAATTTGATATAAACGAGGAAGAGAAATGGAACTAACCCCTGCACAACAAGAGGAACTGACGTTTTTACGTAAACAGGTAGACAACTACGAACGCCAAGCGGATGAAAATCGTACTATGATAGGAGACACAATGTACAACGCCGCACAGGTAGAGTTAAAAAAATTTGTAGAAGGGCTGAGATTAAAAGGCTACAATATTTAGGGAGAGAGAAATGAAACGACCAGTAGAAGAGAAGGTATTTGCTTACCTTATAGATAACCCATTGGCTACAGCAGATGAGATTACTAAAGCGGTAGGTTGTTCGTATAGCTACGCGAGCAAGACATTGAAGCGTGTAGGTACACCAAAAGATGTTTTCGTGAAAGAGAAGTTTAAGAAAGAAGCCAACCGCAGTGTCTTACTTGATGAAGCGTCGCGCCTTACGTCTGGTGAACGCAACAAAGATTACGGTGACCCTGTGGAGAACATGACCCACATAGCAAGTATATTTAATGCTATGACAGGCCATAAGATAAAACCATCAGAAGTACCTATGTTTCATATTGCTACAAAGTTAGCGCGTAAGAAAGCAAGCCCACTCAAAAGAGATCACTACGTAGACATCATGGCCTACGTCGGTATTGCCTATGAGTGTGAGGTTGAAGAAGAATAATGGATCTAATTACACTGGACTTTGAAACCTTCTATGACAAGGAAACATCTTTACGTAAGATGACAACAGAAGAATACATACGCAACCCTTACTTCGAAGTGATTGGGGTTGGCGTTAAGGTTAACAACGGAAAAACGGAGTGGGCAAGTGGAACACATGAACAACTCAAAAGTTACTTACACACCTTTGATTGGGCGAAGTCTATGGTACTGTGCCATAATACTATGTTCGATGGTGCTATTCTTAATTGGCATTACAATATTTATCCTCGCGTGTATACCGATACTCTGTGTATCTCCCGCGCTCTTCACGGGGTGGAAACTTCTAGTAGTCTCAAGGCGTTGGCTGAAAGGTATCAGATCGGAGCTAAAGGAGACGAGGTACTCAACACCCTCGGAAAGAAGAGAAAAGACTTCTCGGAAATTGAGCTAAGTAGATTTGGTGACTACTGTATTAATGATGTAGACCTGACATACAAACTCTTCTCTATCATGGTCAAGGGGTTTCCAAAGAACGAACTCAAGCTGATAGACCGTACACTACGTATGTTTATTGAGCCTATCTTAGACCTCGACCTGAATCTACTAGAACAACATCTCATGGAAACACGTTCTCGTAAAGATAACTTACTACGCAGCGCTAAAGTTGAGAAAGCTGATCTTATGTCAAACCCCAAGTTTGCTGAACTACTTGAGGGGCTAGGTGTAAAGCCACCCATGAAGATTAGTCCGACCACTGGCAAGGAGACGTTTGCCTTTGCGAAATCAGATGATGGGTTAAAAGCTTTGCAAGAACATGAGAACGAGGAGGTGCAACTTCTTGTAGCGGCGCGTCTCGGTAACAAAAGTACATTAGAAGAGACACGGACACAGAGGTTCATCGACATATCTAAGCGTGGCCTGTTGCCTGTACCTGTAAGATACTACGCGGCACACACTGGACGATGGGGTGGAGACGACAAGATTAATCTGCAAAACCTACCCAGTCGTGGACGTGATGGGAAGAAACTCAAGCGTAGCATCATTGCACCAGAGGGGTGTTCTCTAATTGACTGTGACTCATCACAGATTGAAGCGAGGGTGTTGGCTTGGCTTGCCGAGCAAGATGACCTGACCCAATCATTCAACGCAGGAGAAGATGTTTACAAGAAGATGGCTTCACGTATCTACGGAGTCCCCGAAGAAGATGTCGATAAAGATCAACGGTTTGTGGGCAAGACTACAATTCTTGGTGCAGGGTATGGTATGGGTGCGGTAAAGTTTCAAGCACAGCTTAAGACGTTTGGTTTTGACATGGCACTTGATGAAGCACGGCGCGTTATTAGTATCTACCGAGAAGCTAATTGGAAGATAAACCAACTATGGCGCGATGCTCAGAACATGCTTACAGGTCTATCTCGTGGCGACAATACTCAGTTCGGATTAGATGGTGTACTCAAGGTAGTTGACGGTGCGATACTGTTACCATCAGGGCTGAAGCTAGGGTATGCAGATCTACAGTTTACACAGACAGACAAGGGTGTAGAGTTTGACTACAAAACAAGGCGCGGTCGTACCAGAATATATGGTGGTAAGGTAATCGAGAACGTATGCCAAGCGATAGCGCGTTGCATTATTGGTGAACAAATGCTACAAATAGCTAAGAAATATCGTGTCGTACTGACGGTACATGACTCGATTGTATGCTGTGTAAAGGACGATGTATTGGAAGAAGCGCAAGAGTATATTGAGAAATGTATGCGTTGGACACCGCACTGGGCAGACGGCCTACCTATTAACTGCGAGAGCGGTACAGGCAAATCATATGGAGATTGTGAATGACACGAAGACTTGAAGAAGATGGGTACAATGTAGTTATGGGTACAGGCAAACAAGAAGTGAGGGTTAAGGATGATTTTCTATGTTGCCCTGAGTGCGAGTCAATACAACTATATATGGGTACAACGCCTTTTGAAATAGTGCAAAATACACATAGTGTTGTTATTCAACTTACTTGCAATGAGTGTTCAACGAAATCAGAACTTGCATTATTTAATGACCATGTTGGGCTTGATAAACTTGTTACACGTATAAATTGGGTACAGAAAACAACTCCCTACGTGATGATTACTCACGACAAGTTAAGTCAGCTTTCCCTAACGGGGGTTAGCAGTGAATTAAGGGCATACGCAGATAAATATGATCTATGGGATTATGAAGCAGGTGAACCTTTACCCGAAGGTGTACCACCTTTTAAAAAAGAAGATTATAGAGAGATCAAAGAAACTAACGTGGTAAGTATAAGAGACGAAGAGCAAAGATGAGTATAGCACCGTGGTCATTTAGTAAGATTAAGGCGTTCGAGCAATGCCCCAAACAATTTTACCATATGAAGATAGCTAAAGATTATACAGAACCACAAACAGATGCCATGCGGTATGGTACTGAAGCTCACCTCGTGGCTGAAGAATACATAAGAGATGGGAAACCAGTTCCTAGTAAGTTCTCCTACATGGAAGGCGCCCTGGAGTCACTTAACAAAAGACGTGGTAAGAAGTTAACAGAAATAAAGATGGGGTTGACCAGAGAGTTAGAGCCTTGTGGCTTTAGAGATAAGAATGTCTGGTGGCGTGGTATTGCTGACCTTGTTATTGTTGATGAAGGTAAGGCGTGGGTCGTGGACTACAAGACAGGTAAGTCTTCTGCTTACGCAGACAAAGGACAATTAGAACTGATGGCACTTGCTACGTTTAAGTATTTCCCAGAAATAAAACAGGTGAACGCCGCATTATTGTTTGTCAAAATAAATAATATCGTTAAAGATAAGTACACCGAAGATATGATTCCTTCTCTATGGGAGAAGTGGATGTCTAATTACAAGCGTATGGAGATAGCATACGAGAACGATATTTGGAACGCACATCCGAGCGGATTATGTAAACGCCACTGTGCAGTAATTGAATGTGTTTATAATGGGAGTAACTGATGCCATATACTAAATCACCTAGACCCTACAAGAAAGAATACAAAAAACAAAAGGAACGTGGGGAACACCCAGACAGAATGGAACGGCAACGTGCCAGACGTGCTTACGACAAGAAAAAAATAAACCGCAAAGGTAAAGATGTAAGCCACAATAAGATGTTATCAAAAGGGGGCAGTAATAAAGACGGCACTAGACTGGAAAGCCCTGCAAAGAACCGTGCAAGGAACGGCCAAAAGAAGAAGAAAAAATAAAACATACTGGAGAGTATTTTGAAGATTATTGACAACAAAGCTTTGTTGCTTAGAGTACGTGACCCTAATAGAGTTACAGCCTTAATACCAAAGAGCCAACAACTACCTGACAACAAGGTGCTAGTTAACTGGGGACTTGCCGAAGCATCGAGCCTTAAGACACTAAACATAAAAGCACCATCGCCCATCGAGGGTAGGTACAAGTGGACAGGCAAACACAAACCTTTTGATCACCAGAAGACAACAGCAGGGTTCTTGACAATGAACAAGAGAGCCTTTTGTTTTAACGAACAAGGTACAGGTAAGACGGCTAGTGCGATATGGGCGTCGGACTATTTGCTCCAACAGAAAATAATAACGCGGGTGTTGGTTATCTGCCCGCTATCAATCATGGATAGTGCATGGCGTGATGACTTGTTTACCTTTGCTACTCATAGAACAGTATCTGTGGCCTATGGCGCATCAGCAAAGCGTAAAAAGATTATCGAAGAAGGGTCTGAGTATGTGATCATTAACTACGATGGTGTTGCCATTGTATCTGACGAGATAAAGAAAGGTGGCTTTGACTTAGTAATTGTTGATGAAGCCACACACTACAAGAACGCGCAGACAACACGTTGGAAGACGCTAAACAAACTAATTAATGAGGATACATGGTTGTGGATGATGACAGGTACACCTGCCGCACAGTCACCTACCGATGCGTATGGCCTAGCTAAGATGGCTAACCCCAGATCAGTGCCAAGGTTCTTTGGGTCATTTAAAGATCAGGTTATGCACAGAGTATCTCAGTTTACTTGGAGGCCAAAGCCCGATGCTACAGAGGTAGTATTCAAGGCACTGCAACCTGCGGTTAGGTTTACTAAAGAAGAGTGTTTAGACCTACCACCAATGGTATATGTTAAACGTGAGGTAGAACTTACACGGCAACAGAAGAAATACTACAAACAACTCAAAGACAAGTTAGTGATGGATATTACAGGACTAGAAGTTACCGCTATGAATGCGGCTGTAAGCCTGAACAAACTCTTACAGATATCAGCAGGGGCTGTGTATACTGACGATGGATCTACATTAGAGTTTGATATTAAGCATAGATACAAAGTGCTTCGAGAAGTAATCGACGAATCAAGTCAGAAGATATTAGTGTTTGTACCTTTCAGGCATGTCATAGATATACTAACAAACAAGTTAAGGTCAGAAGGTATAACAACTGAGATCATACGTGGTGATGTATCTGCACCTCAACGTACACAAATATTTAGAACCTTTCAAACTACTCCAGACCCAAAGGTTTTAGTTAT